GCAGGTATCAATGGTATCACGGAGAAGTCTGCAAAGGGAGGCGGCATCGCTGCTTGGTTCGGTGGCGAAATGGTCGATAAGGACTACAACGATGGCTCTAAGACTCCTGCCAACACCATATTCCGCTTCGATGGCTCGGGCTATGTGGCAGGTGGCGCAATCTGGTGGGGAACAGATGGTAGGGTTCACGCAGACCCTACATCTTTCGTCATCAGTGAAAAGAATCTTGGCGCATACCTCACCTTCTTCGAGCCGACTTGGAAGTCAGGAAGCGCAGGAACGAGCGTTGCCGACCTTGTGTCTTTGAAGCCAAACGCTCCATTCTCTAAACTTGGTGTATCGGGCGATGCTACATTCGAGGGTGCTATCTCCTTTCACGGAATCAAGCTCACGTATGACGCAACTAACAAGGCAATTAAGATAGATGGTAATCTCTATGCCACAGGCGGTATCACAGCATACGGAGCAGGAACGTCAACATCAGGTGGTGGCGGCTTGAACGGCAGTGTGAAGAGTTATTCAGATGCCTTGAAGCTTGCATCAGAATCGCTGTCTGAGGTTGCTTCTGCCTACTCCATCAAGGCTCTCAGCAGACGAATTGATAACATCAGTTCTGAACTTGGTGGTCTTAGCTTGGATTGGGCAAACATCACAGGAAAGCCTTCTACTTTCACTCCTAGCGCACACACGCACAAGTGGGTGGATATTACAGACCGTATCACCAAGGTTTCTCAACTTACGAATGATAGCGGCTACACCACAAACAAGGGAACGGTAACATCGGTTAAGCTAACTTTGCCAACTGGATTGTCTCTTGGTACGACAAAGGAAATCACAACAAGTGGAACTTTCGCCATAAGCTTGACTTCGGGTTATTCCATCCCTACGACATCAAAGCAAGGGCAATGGGATTCTGCTTACAATTGGTACAAGCTAATGACTACCGATGAGGAAACTGCTGATGGTGTTATCAACAAGTGGAATGAGGTTGTGGATTTCCTTGCTGGCATTGCGCAGACAGATTCATTGGATAGCATACTTAGTGGTATCAACAAGTCTATCACGGACGAAACTAACAGGGCAAAGAAGGCGGAGGGTGCAAATGCTACAAACATTGCCACAAACAAGGCGAACATAACAACCTTGCAAGGCTACTTCACGAATGGCTCGGCGAAGTCCGCCATCAAGCTGACCAACGCACGTAAACTTTGGGGTAACAGCTTTGACGGAACAGCCGACATAAGCGGTAGCATCGTTGTGCCTAGTGGAAAGTACATCACTATTGGCAACATAAAGTTGGAGTATGATGCAACTAACAAAGCGTTGAAAATAACGAACACCTCGACCAACGAAGTTGCAAATCTTTATACTAGTGGTGGTGTATCTGCTTATGGTGTCGGAACTACATCTAGCGGTAGTACTGGAGGCGGTGGATTGAATGGCACGGTGAAATCATACAATGATGCCAAGAGCCTTACAAGCGAAAGTCTTAGCGAGGTTGCTAGTGCTTACTCTGTTGCTGCACTCTACAGCAGCATCAATGATGCCATAGGTCGCATAAACACCTTGGAAGGAGGAAGTGCGACAAGCATAGAGGTTACAGGAAGTGGCAATGCGGTGACAGGTGTGTCGAAAAGTGGTACTAAACTGACATTTACAAAGGGAGCTACTTTCTTGACATCCCATCAAGACATCAGCGGAAAGAGTGACAAGACACATACGCACAGCGTGAAGATTAATGGTATCACTAAGACCATCGCAGCCACAGGTGGAACAGCCGTTGACTTGGGAACTTACCTTACTTCTCATCAGTCCTTGGCTGCTTACTTGAAGTCTGCCGATGCGGAGAAGACCTATAGCAAGTTGGGACATACCCACGCATTCAACGAGATTACGGGAAAGCCAACAACACTTGCTGGCTATGGAGTCACCGATGGAGTCAATGCGGTATCGGTCACAGGCAATGGGAACGCCGTTACTAGCGCAAGCATAGACGGTCACACCTTGACTTTGACAAAGGGAAGCACATTCTCCCTCAGCGGTCACACCCATACCTTCGCTAGCTTGACCTCAAAGCCAACTACAATCGCAGGATATGGCATTACTGATGCTTATACCAAGGCGCAAGTGGACTCGACCATTGCTAAGTATCTCCCTCTTGCAGGAGGAACGATAACAGGTGCGCTTACCGTCAACGGCATCGCTACCTTCAAGAGCAAGGTTGCCATTGGCGACATCTACATCATCAATGATGGAAGCGGCAATCTCTACGTTCAGAAGACGGACGGAAAGACCGCCGCCAACTTCTATGCGACAGGCGGTATCACAGCATACGGAGCAGGAACGTCAACATCAGGTGGTGGCGGATTGAATGCAAGCGTAATCAGCTATGCGAGAATCATAGAGGGAAGCTATACGGATGCAGACTTGACTAGTATCCCGAACGCCTATGCTATCAAGGCTCTCAGCAGCCGAATTGACAACATAGCCACAGAACTTGGCGGTCTGAGCCTATCTTGGAATAACATTACGGGTAAACCATCAACGTTTGCACCTAGTGCGCACACCCATAAGTGGGCGGAAATCACTGACCGCATCACGAAGGTAAGCCAGCTTACTAACGATGCTGGGTATCTGACTGCCCATCAGTCTCTCGCAAGCTATTATACCAAAGCGGAGATTGATGCAAAGGGCTATACCACAAACAAGGGTACTGTTACATCTGTAGCACTTACTCTTCCTACTGGTTTGACTTGTGCAACAAAGACTATCACAACAAGCGGTACGTTTGCCATTAGTCTTGCCTCGGGTTACTCTATTCCTACTACTGCAAAGCAGACAGCTTGGGATGGTGCGGTATCGGCAAAGCATACTCATAGCAATAAGTCTGTATTGGACGGTATTTCATCGACAAAAGTAAGTCATTGGGATAGCGCTTATGGTTGGTATGCACTTATGACTACTGACGAGGAGACTGCGGACGGTGTTATCAATAAGTGGAACGAGGTGGTTAGCTTCCTCGCAAATATTGCGCAGACGAATACTTTGAGCGGTATTGTTGACGGAATCAATAAGTCAATTTCTGATGAGGTGACAAGAGCGAAAAAGGCAGAAGGGGTAAATGCTTCGGGCATATCCGCAAACAAAGGGAGTATCGCCACCTTGCAAGGCTACTTCACAAACGGTTCAGCGAAGAAGGCTCTCCAACTTACTAATGCTCGCAAATTGTGGGGAAATTCGTTCAATGGCACTGCTGACATCAATGGAAGCATCATCGTGCCTAGTGGAAAGTATATCTCCATCGGTAACATCAAGTTGGAGTATGATGCAGCTAATAAGGCGCTGAAGATTACGAATACTACGACCGAAGAGGTGGCTAACCTCTACACAAGTGGTGGTGTGTCCGCTTATGGTGTTGGAGCATCATCATCCAGTGGCGGTGGTCTCAACGGCTCTGTAAAGGCTTATGCTGATGCAATCAGGCTTACTACGGAAAACCTTTCAGAGGTTGCTTCTGCCTACTCAGTAGCAAAGCTCTATTCGGAGATTCAGAATGTAGCAAGTGCTGTTCCTAGTATCAGCGTGTCTGTGCCAACTGGCGGAAATGCCCTCACTGGTGCAACCTATGATGCAAGTACTGGTGTAATTACTTTCGCGAAGGGTACGTTCCTCACGGCTCATCAGTCTCTCGATGGTTACGTGAATGCGATAGCAGTTAGCGGAAGTGGAAATGCCGTTACTGCCGTTACAAAGAGCGGCAAGACCATCACCTTCACGAAGGGTGCTACATATCTCACCTCGCATCAGAGTTTAAGTAATTATTACACCAAGAGTAGTGTAGATTCTCTTCTTAATGGTAAGTCTGCTACTACTCATACACATAGTGTAAAGATTAACGGTATCACTAAAACCATTGCGGCTAGTGGTGGAGATGCTGTAGATTTGGGAACTTATCTCACCGCACATCAAAGTCTCGCAGCTTATGCAACTCAGAATTGGGTTAAAAATGAAGCTACTGCTCATAACGCAGATATGGTAGATAATTATCACGCTAGTGGTTTGTTTACTGGTTTCAGTATTTCTGATGTTGCAAACAAGGTTACTATTAGTATTGGTGGAACTTCTAAAGCACTGAATTTAGTAAGAGCTTTTCCTAGTGGTGTTGGAAACAATTTTAACGATATTGCAACACACGGGAATAGTATGGGCATGTCTAATATTGCAGCACCTTATGCTAGTTCTACTGCTAACTATCAAACGTTGAATGGTTATGTTAATCCTAATGGACAAACTGGTTGGCATCATTATATTAATCTGTCTTATACTGATAGTAATAATACGGCAACTTCTCCTAGTATGTGGCAAACTCAGTTTGCTATAAAAGCTGGCACTACTGAAGTTTATGTCCGTTCTAGAGCTGGAGGCAAGATAAGTAATGATGCAGCTTGGGTTGCTCCTTGGGTAAGACTTGCTAGAGTTACTGACAATGTAGCATCTGCATCAAAAGTTGCTAATGCTCTTTCTTGGAGCGGTTATAGTAGTGGTTCTTATAATGGTTCTGCTGTAAAGTCTATTAGTATTCCAAATAATACTAATCAGCTTACTAATGGAGCAGGGTTCATTACATCTTCTGCTTCAATTACTGGTAATGCTGGAAGTGCTACTAAATTACAGAATGCTAGAACTATAAACGGAACATCGTTTAATGGTACTGCCAACATAGTAACTTCTTATTGGGGAACAACAAGAAAGCTTTGGGGTAATAGCGTGAATGGTAATGCTGATGTAAATGGCAGTATAACTATTGCTAATACTGATGGTGTTTATGTGCAAATTGGTGATGTCAGATTAGTTTATGATAAAGCTAATACTGCCATTAAAGTAGTTAAGTCTGATGGTACAACCGCAGCTAACTTCTATGCTACTGGTGGCATTACCGCCTATGGTGAAGGTAGTGGCTCGTCAGGTGGTGGTGGGTTGAATGGTAGTGTAAAGAGCTATGCAGATGCCTTGAAGCTTGCGTCTGAATCTCTGAGTGAGATAGCATCTGCCTACTCTATCAAGCAGCTCTCTACTAGAATCACGTCACTGGAAGGTGGCAGTGCTACATCAATATCCGTATCGGGCGGTGGTAATGCGGTTACGTCTGTTGCTAAAAATGGCACTACTATCAGCGTAGTTAAAGGCAGTACGTTCCTAACGGCTCACCAAAGCCTTGCTGGTTACATGGAAACGGCGACTGCGGATGCAAAGTATATGTATCATAGCCGCAGCAACATCGTGTCAGATTTGAATAGCTTCGCTACGGATGGTGCTGCACATATCTATGAGATGAACAATGTAACCAACAGACCGAATAGAAATTCTTGGGTGCAAGTGATGAACTGGGGAACAGGAGATTCTGATTATGGCTTCTTGCTTGCCAATGATTATTCTACTAATGGTCACATGTACTTCCGTCAGAAAATTGCGGGTTCGTGGAAAGATTGGAAGACCATCATCGACTCATCAAACATCGGGTCACAGTCGGTAAATTACGCTGCATCGGCGGGTTCTGTTGCTTGGACGAACGTAAGCGGAAGACCTAGCACGATGAAAAATCCAAGTGCTCTTTCTTGGAGCGGATATTCAAGCGGAAGCTATGATGGTAGTGCAGCAAAAAGCATAAGCATTCCGAACAACACGAACCAATTGACGAATGGAGCAGGATTCATTACAGCTAGCGCAAGCATCACAGGTAACGCCGCAACAGCAACCAAGGTGAACCACTCCCTTTCGGTCTTCGGCAAATCATTCAATGGTTCGGCTGATGTGACCGTTGCGGACACGGACTTGATTGCTTCCATATCAACAGCCACAGCGAACTTGACCGACAAGACGGAGATTCTTACTTCCTATGCGAGCGACAATGGATTCAACGACAGCAACGCCAAGAATAGGATATATAGAAGACCAGCGTCGGCAATATGGGGTTACATTAACAGCAAGACAATCTCCAATGCGGATAAGTTGGATAATGTCCATCTCAACGGCATATTCACCGCTTTGAGCAACACGAACAATGGAGTGAGCATGACAATCGGAACGGTTGCTAAATCGTTGGCGAACATGCAAGTGTACTCAGCGACAAAGTTGGTGACGGCTAGGAACATCGCCCTTAACGGCGACCTTATGGGTAATGCCAACTTCGATGGCTCTGCCAACATCACCATCAATGGCTACATGAGCTATTGTAATGCAACCGTCGGCAACACCAACACTTATCCTTGGCGAAGAATAGCTAAGGTGAATGAGCTTACAGGTAATTATTCAGATGGCTGCATCTTACTCTATATCTCTGAAGGCTTCAATGGCGGCTATTATGGAATAGCCAGAGTCTACATAAGAACGGATAACCTCTCCACAGGTGCAAACGCAAGTTGTAGCATTCAGTGGATTTCACGCAACGGCTACGGTTTGGACAGCTTGAAGATTGCAATGTACAAGACCACAGGCAAGGCATACTATGATGTGTTCCTTAAGATGCGTGGCACGTATGCTTCTGTTGTAATCAGAACGTTGCAAGACCAGCGTGGTGGCTTGGGCAAGAGATTCACCTTGGTTAATAGCACGGAGACAACCAACGCCGCAAGCCATACCGAGGCATACGCAACCATTGAGGACGCAGCGACCGCCATTCACAACCAAGCCTACACAAGCATCGCACAAGGCTCTGACGTGGCAACGGTGCATAATGCGGACATGGTGGACGGAATACACGCCAGCGGATTGTTTACGAACTTGTCTAACAGCGGGAACAGCTTGTCTATAACGGTCGGAGGAACAAACAAGACGCTGACCGTCAACTATGCGAGCAATGCAGGAAATGCCGATACGTTGGATGGGGTTCATGCCTCTGGCTTGTTTACCAATCTGTCTAATAGTGGGAATAACATTTCCATTACCATTGGCGGCACGAGTAAGACGTTGACAGCTGCCTATGCCACGAATTGTGACACCGTGGACGGCTATCATGCTCAGTCAGGAAGTAGCAAGCCGTATGGCAAGATTCCTGTAATTGGAACTGATGGCGTGATAGAACTTGGACATTACATTGATTTCCACCACGACAACACCACAGGCAGCGAATATTCCGTAAGGTTGCAGACCAACGGCAACCACAGCAATGTGGTAACGCTTCCAACGGCGACAGGAACCTTGGCACTTAAATCGGACAATGTAGCCAGTGCCACGAAACTTCAAACCGCAAGAACCATCTGGGGTCAGTCCTTCAACGGAACGGCTAACATAAGTGGAAGCATGACAGGTGTCGGCGACATAACCTTGGACGCAGGGGCAAGGATAAAGCACGGTTCGGGCAACCTTTACATCGGAAACTCGGACAACTCCAACTGGATAGGTGTTCAAGACATCTGTAGCCAGTCCTCCATCGGAGATGGCAACTGGAGCTTGCGAACGAGCGGAGCTGCGCATTTCAAGGACACGACAATCAACGGAACGGCGACTATTAAGAATTTACTTAGCCTCGTTGACGGCTCGCACAAAGGCTTGAAGATGGGAAGCACGTATATCTCATCCCTCGATGGTGAAGTTATCTTGCAAGGCAACACAGCCCTCCGATTCGGAAATGATGCATGGGACTACGACCAGTGGGCGGGTCTTAAGTACGACCATAGCAGCAAGACCGTTTACCTCGGCATTGCCGATGGAAGCATATTCAAAGCGAACAGTGCCCAAAGTGGGGGTGTCATCAACCTTAAGCAAGGAATAAGCTCCGTCTATACTCCAGCATTGTACGCTGGCGGCGACATTTATCACACAGGTGTATATAGAATGCTATGGAAGAATAGCAAAGCATCAAAGTATCTGAATGTGATGAACATATCGCAGGATGATAATGGCATTCTCACCATAGGCTACGGAAACTTCTCCAACAACAAGAATGTGGTACTTGAAGGCTATAACCTTAACTTTCGAGTTGGCAACGATAGCGGAATGAAGTCCATGTGGCTTAATTACAACAATGGCAATCCTGTGCTGAGTTTGGATGGTAATTTCTATGCCACTGGCGGTGTTACGGCTTACAAGAGTTCCGATGAACGCTTGAAGCATGACATACACGGCGTTGACAGCTTGGCTATCATCAAGGCGATGGGTGGCACGGTTTCATTCCGATACAATGCCGACAACAAGGATAGCATCGGTTGGATTGCCCAAAGGGTTCTTCACAACACCTTCATGCAAGACCTTGTGGAGAAAGACGACAAGGGCTTCCTCAAAATCAACTATTGGTCTCCAAAGCTGATTGCCGTTGCCTTTGGTGCTATCGAGCAAGTTGACGATGAGGTGAGCAGGTTGAAGGCTCGTGTGGTCTTCCTAGAATCAGAGGTTCAGCGATTGAGTGGAAAGCAGGGCAGCAGTGACAAGAAGAGATTAGATAACAAGAATATTAATTTATTAAATTAGTTAAGAAAATGGAGAATTTAAAGATTAACAAGAAGAGTGAACAGACAACCGCCACTTATACCAAGGGCGGCTATCGAGTAGAAATTACCTACAATGTTGACAAGACGGGTGGCAACATCGAGAGCATCAATATGAGTATCTACGCAGATGCCAATGGTAACTATCTCTGCAATGCGAACGCAAGCTACAACGGCAGCGAGCTGACCTACAACATCAGCGGCATCCCTCAGAGCAAGCTCAGTGAGGTATCAGCATTGATTGAGGAGGTTAATTCCGCTATCGCCGCTAATATGGCAAGCGAGGCATCAGAGTAAGTATTAACGCAGGGTGGCTCTTATAGAGCTGCCTTGCCTAGTGTTTTAAGTTTTAAAGATTAGCGTATGAAACGATTTATGTTATGGCTTGCGAAAGTGTTCAATGTAACAGTAGAGCGAGTTGTTACTAAAGAAGTTGCAACAGAATTAGAAACTAAAGTTGAATATAAAAAAAAATAAAGATTATGTCTTACAATAGTGAAACTGGAATTATTAGTGCTCCTGTTAGCATTGATGATGTTAAACGAGCTCTTGGAGAGAGTAGCAATGACCTTGCTACTCTTTGTAAGAGTGAAAATATAAATATATGGAGTAAGTATAAACCTATTAGTTGTAAAGGTGAATTTAAAGAATATCCTATTAGAGAAGACTCTGAGGAAATAGTAACATCTTCATATAGTAAATATATTTGTGTTGTTCGTTGTGGTATGAATATACCTATGGACACTTATAAGAACTTACGTAATAATTATGGAGGAGAAGGTTTTGCAATTAAAGGTTGTGACAACTTTCGTATAGATAATGTATATGGTAGAACTGGCGTTATTCATGATAATACAAGTACAAGTGTATCAGGAAAACATTTTCCAAAAGGTGGTGCTAATTCTCCTTATAGATTAAGTGATTTTAGAAACTATAATAGTAAAGCAAAAACTAATATGTTTCTAACTTCTATTCCTGAATTACATACTGTTGAAATTTATTATTCTTCAACTCCTAAATTTAATTGTGTTCTATATAAGAATACAAATGTTGATAATAACACAAATCTTACAATGGATGATATAATAACTGATTTATCTTTAGGTTGGTCTTTTTGGATTCAAATTCGTTATGATTCACCATATAATGTTACTGATAAGATTTATAAAAATTATTATGTTGGTAATTGCCAAAAACCAACAGATTATGTATACGCTAGTAAAGAAATAACTTTTGATATAGGTAGTGGAGATAAGCTTATTAATGTTGTGCCTTTTTTAGCATATACTCGTAATGCAACTTTATCTGATAATACAAAAATAATTTTTATAAAGAGTCAAGGTGCTATTTCTTTTAAGTATTATCCTAGACTAATTAATATGGAAAGTATTAAAAGTGGTTCTAGTGGTTTTGTTGATTTCTCATCATTGAAAGAATTAGTTGGTGGTACTTGTATTTGTAAAGCAAGAATACATAAACTTCCTGATGCTACATTTACAGTTACCGATGGTATGTTTAGAAGTGTTTGTGGATATGGTGACAATAAGATAACATACGGAAGAGGTTATGTATCTAATAGCTCTGGTCAAGGTATAAATTCTGTAACTGTCCCTAAAGGTAATATAACAGATTATGTTGATATATATATAAGATTTGATACTGTTTATGAAGGAGGTTATTATGGACAAAGATGTCAATTATCTTTTGAAATTAATATAGATGGTGGATGGAAACAAGTTCCTCCAGGAGGTAGTTATATTATGCATTAAAAAGCAGATGTTCTTAATATAACAAATATGCTAGAAATGTATTTGTGGTTTACGTTCTCACCGAGAAAGCAGACACATTACGACCTAGTGATTATCCAACGTGGGGAAGCTGATTTTAAAAATACGTAAATTTTGCTCCTCCTGCATTGCTATTCGGAATTATTTTCTTAACTTTGCACTGTTAACAGGAAATGTATTCTGCTATGGCAATCTGGCGAAGAATATTGTATAACATAAAAATAAAGAAACAATTATGAAGAAGATTAAGACAATCGAGGCGGTTGCAGCCTACAAGACAATGAAGGCATTGAAGACATCATCAATGAGCGATGATGCCGCTATGCGAGTTTGGAAGAATATGAAGGCACTGCGCCAAGTAGCCGATACCTACGACAAGGATGTGGAGGAAGCGCAGGAGAGCTTGAAGGACGATAAGTTCGAGGATATGCAGCACAAGCTTCAGGAGTGCCAGCAGTTGGAACAGAAGCACGCCGATGAGGGCTACGAATACACCAAGGACGATTCTGCCAAGTTCGCTGAGGTCAATGAGTATTTCTTCAATCAGAAGCAGAAGACCGAGAAGTACTTCTCAGACCTTGCCAATGCCGAGGTAGAGGTAGCCATCGAGGCAGTTGACGAGAAGGAGTTGTTCAAGGCAGCGAAAGATTGCGGCTTGAAGTTTGCTGATATGGAGACCCTTGATGTTGTGATAGGATAATACCAGTGTAGATATAATAATAGCGTTAGAATTTGGCAAGAAAGCCGTTCTAACGCTATTTTGTTTAGTTACAGATTGTTACATTTTATAAAGTTTAACACAAAAATTATCCTAAAGCCGACTTCTTACTTTTAAAAATGCGTACCTTTGCGGCATCAATCTTTTAAATCAACTAAAATATAACAGCTTATGACTAAAGAGGAAGAAAATGAAGTCCATCGGTTAGTTCAATCAGTCGGTGTTGTACAGTTGTCAAGAGTAATGTTTAAGGACATGGACGTTAGCGAAATGATAAACGTCATTATCCTTGCAGGTAGAGGCTACAGCATAAAGCTACTCACTTGGTTTAAGTATTATTGTGAAGTGATGCCTCTGTTTATCATGCTTTTTCATATTGCATGTATGGTAACATTTGCGTCTCATGAAAAAGAAATGTGCGTATGGTTTAAGGAGAATTGGGTATCGGCAGCATTTATCTATTTTTCCGTTTACATCCATCCGCTTGTGCTTATAATTGCGAGCAGATTCTTTTGGCTCTGCTACAGATGGCGTATTCCGATGATAATCTACCTATTTGGGATAAATGCTATTCATATCGTATACTGGAATGTTTTCACCACCAACGAAATGGTGGAAGCTAATGCTGTAATACTTGTAATGACCATTATATTTTATGTATATGGTTTTGCCGATAAGTATTTCTCAGGCAAGGGCTGTCAAAGTTTAATCTCTAGATTATAATGATATGGGAAAGTTATTTGGTTATCACACCTTGGGAGTGTTATTAAAATCGTTATCGGATTCTTGTTTTCGAGCAGACGAGCAAGAGAAGAGAGGGGAGAAGGTAACTGCTTGCGGAATGAGTAGCGATGAGATAGAAGACCTTTGTGAGAACTATCTGCCGTATGCTCTCAACCCGATGCTATCTACCGAGGAAGTCAAGGAGAAACTGCACGTTTCTGATGCTACACTCAATCGTATGGTTGCTAGGGGTGACATTCCGAATGGCGAGTGCAAAAAGCGTGGGCACACTAGGTATTGGAAGAAGTGGGATATTCTTCACTTCATTAAGAGTAAGAGAGGTAAGTGATTGCCTCTCTTTTTTAAATTCCCCCGATTTCGTGTGTTTTCAAAATACAATTTTTCGATGAAATTATATACAATTTTCCTGCAAATATATATATTCGTTTATATGAAGGCATAAAGTTTTGCACTTTTTCGACAAAACTATTTGGTGATTAAATATTTTGTTGTATATTTGCAGCATTAATATTTAATCACCAAATAGTTATAGTATGGCAGATAGAATTAAAGATATTATCGTTGGAGTAGTTCTTGCAATCCTTGCCTACCTCAAACCGATAGAAGGTGAGCTATCTTCGCTTATGATCGTCTTCGCCCTCAACTTTGTTTTCGGTTATCTTAGCGGCATGATTGCAAAAGGAGAGAACTTCGAGTTAAAGAAAGCAGTTGTGTGCATCGGTCACGCTACCGTGTTCTTCGTCCTTTGTGCGGCAGTATATGCCATCGGGCGATTCAAAGGACAGATGGAAGGTTCCGTTCAATGTGTTTCCTTTATCTCGTATCTAGTATTGTGGTTCTACGGATGCAATATTCTAAAGAACTTGAAACAGATATTCAAGAAGGACACCCCTCCTTGGTATGTAGTCAGCTTTATCTACTATCTCATGCGTTTCAAGTTTATCGAGAAGATTCCATATTTGTCGGACTATCTAAATTATACAGAAAAGGAGGAAAAGATATGATGTTGTTAGCGATTATAATGGTGGCAGCTATTATGGGAGCAATTCTCGCATTTGTCTGTCTGATTCAAGGAAATGATTATAGCGAGGAGGAGGAGTAAACATGGCTGATTCTAGCAAACTCGTTCCGTTTATCCTCAGTTGGGAGACGGACAAATATACAAACAACAAGAATGACAGGGGTGGAGCAACAAAATTCGGAATTACCCTTGCTACCTGGAGAAAAGTCGGGTATGACAAGAATGGAGATGGTGTTCTTAACGAGGAAGATGTAAAACTCCTCACTGAGGAAGACTTCCATCGAGTTTTTAAGCAGAATTATTGGAATGCCTGCAAAGCAGACAAAATTCAAGATCAGAGTGTAGCCAACATGTTGGTTGACTTCGCTTACAATAGTGGAGTAAGCAGGGCTATAACATATCTTCAGATTACTCTAGGAATTACGGCGGATGGCATCATTGGCAATAAGACATTGTTTGCTGTCAATAAGGCTAATGGCAAGATACTTTTTGCGAGATTCAAAAAAGTAAGAAAATGCTATCTTAAAAGTATAGCCAAAGGAACACAGAAAGACTTCCTCAAAGGATGGCTCCGCAGACTAAGTTACATTACTTATGGACACTTAAAATTGAATGAATGATGAAATGGTATGATGTTAGGTTTTGGAAATGGATATCCTATATTTCAGCTATAGGGATTGTTCTTTTATTGCTCTACGGATGCAGAACTCCTAGAACTATCACCAAGCAGACATATATAAAGGATTGTTCGAGCGATAAAAGATTCGACTCACTTTTCACTGCCCGCATGGCATACACCTTCGATCAGTGGCTTCATTACCAGAAGCGCGAGAGCGAAAGAAGTACGAAAGATAGCAGCTATATTAAGGATAGCACAGCGACAAGGCTCGATGCGCAAGGTAACAAAATTGGCGAAGATAGATTCCACTATGAGAGCCATGTGCGAACAGAAAAGGAGGTTCAGAAGCTACTGGACAGCATCAGTCATTATAGGTCACTGAAGGATAGCGTTGCTATTTATCGTCATAGACTTGATTCGCTATCGAATATCAAGATTTCAATCGACAGTGCTACAAAGGTGATTGAAAAGCCACTTACGGCGGCTCAGAAGATTTATATTCAGATAGGGCAGGCATTCTGCTTTTGTTTAGTTATCATTGTAATATACCTATTATATTGTACAAAAAGAAAAGGTTCTTAGTTAGAAAGTTTTTAGTTAGTAAGTTTTTAGGTTAGGGTTTGATTGTATTCGGATAACTTGGCGGCTACTCATCACGAGTAGTCGCCTTTTTTGTTTGCAAAGTAAATTCTTTCGTTCTAAGAGGATAAAAAATGATACTACCTACTATCACCATAAACTGCTGATTTATAGCCACTAGCAGAAACTATGATAGAGTTATAGCTTATTTCCATACTATTTCTTAACTTTGCACACGTAACGTTACAAAAAGTGTTAGTTAAATATTAAGGTTAAATTAAAAATTCGGGATATGGAAAGTAAAACTTACGTGTTCAATCCAGAGAGCGGCACAAGCGGCACAGGCTCTAATGGAATCTTGGCTATGCTTCCTGCACTCATGCAGAGACAGGGTGTTGACCCAGGTCTTATTGCACTCATGAACAACCGTGGAAACGGAAATGGTTGGGGTGAAGACATCTTTGCTATCCTTTTGTTGTTCATCCTTATGGGCAATAATGGTATGGGACTCTTTGGAGGTAATCGCTGCATGGGTTCTAATGGACAGGGTGGCGTTATGCCAATGCTTAACAATGATGCCAATACTGCCGTTATCATGCAGGCAGTTCAGCGCAACGGCTTTGATGTTCAGAGCTTGGCTACAGCCCTCAACACATCAAGTGACGCAGTCATGGCTGCAATCAATGGCTTAGGTCAGCAGATTTGCAACCTCGGCAATCAGATGGGCATGAATGCTAATCAGATTTTGACAGCTATCATGCAGGGTAACAATGCCATCGCTACCCAGTTGGCAGAATGCTGCTGCAAGACCAACAATGCCATAACTGCAATGGACGGCAACATCAAGTTGTCTATCTGTCAGCAGACTCACGCCATCAATGATACGGCAAACGCCAATGCTTTGATGCTCCGTGACAAGGCAGATGCTAACAATCAGTCTGTCTTGGCTAAGTTGGATCAGATGCAGACACAGGCAATGCAGGATAAGCTCGATGCTTTGAGAGAGAAGAACAGTGCCCTGCTTGCTCAGATTTCCAACGAGCATCAGACACAGGCTTTGCAGGCTTATCAGGCGCAGGTTATCACACCAGTAAATGCAGCTTTGGCTGCGCTGCAGGCAGAGGTGGCTGGCATCAAGTGCAAGTTGCCTAATACCATCAGTGTTCAGTACCCTCAGTACGGAGTATTCAACAAGGACGTTTATACTGCTGCCGCCATGGGAGCTTATGCAGGTGATGTAGCGGCTTCTCGTTCAACTGTAGGATGCGGTTGTTAGGAAAGGAGGTAACTATGTTCCCTTTATATCCATTCAATCCATTTATTCCAATCGGTCAGAGAAACCAAATCAAACGTATTGATGTAGGCGGTATCTATGAGCTGAAGACAAATGCTCAACAGGTCACAGATGCTAGTGTAGATTATGGTATCAATCCTTGCTACTACAATGCTTTGCCTTGCGAGTGCATTGTACTCTTGAAGATACATCAAGGAGTTGCCGCTGCAAGTGCGGCACTTCCTGTCACAATCGTAACTCCTAATAGTGGTTCGACTACAGTTAACGGAACTGCCAACACCAGCGGAACAGCTTCCGGTACAACAAAGGTGCCAGTTGTAGATCATGCTGGTAAGTCAGTGACGGGAGCAAGTGTTTCGGGAACTACGGAGGCTTTGGCATACATCAACAAGAAGAGCGGTATTATCCGACTGCTTGGGTTTCAGCAGCCTACAGGCGGCTAACAGAGTATTAACTATGGGACAGATTGAAAAGTCTGTCCCACTAAAAGAGAAAGAAAATGTTTCAAGGACTAAGACAGTCTTCTCTCTTCTACATTTTAGACAAGGGAGGAGAAAAGCCGACTCTAAGAATCGGTCAAGTAATATCGGTCAGCAATCCTCAGCAGAAATATCCTAGCTACATGCCAGGACAGACTCCGACATTGGAGACGACCGTTGATGTTAAGGTACAAGTAGAAGACCAGCAGGTCAATTTCGAAAAGCTGCCATCTACGGCACAGATAGTGAACTTCGGCAATGAAGGTGTTGTTGTCAGTGACAGCAGAGAAGCTATGTGCGCCGAGATTGATGCTATGTTGCGACATTCCAAGGGAGTCGTGGAAAGTGTAGATTACCACAATGGAGTCATAAGCTCCTGCGAGGAAATGCTCACTAGAATCAACCCACAGATTGCCAAGGAGAAGCAGCAGGAGCAGGACATCAATAACCTCAAATCAGAGGTCAGCGGCATGAAGGGAACGCTATCCAATATTGAATCCATGCTGTCTAAGGCTTTGAGCGGTAACAATTTTAAAAAGTAATTGCTATGGGATATATGGTAGAAATTACGGAAAACAAGTTCGATGAGCTTGTTGACAACTGCGAGGAAATGGTTCGAGCAGGTGGCAAGGTTATGAAGTGCTTGGATAGTTTGAAGCGCGAGCGTATGGGAAACCGTATGCCGATGCCAGACTATCGTGACAAGTGGGATGATGATGATTGGCGCGACGAAGACCGCTATGGAGAGCGACGCTACTATGGTCGCCGTGGCGGTGGACGTTACTAATGTTTAATTCGGTGGTGGGGATTTCTCCCTGCCACCCTTAATAGAAAAAGCTATGGGAAAATGTAGAATGCCTTTGGATGCTTACGATATGAAGCCAGAAGGAATGATAGCATATCTGAGATATAATGGCTGGCACTTCAACAAGAAGGCTTGCGAGTGGGCAGTCGCTCAGATGAGAAAATACAACCCAGTCACCAAAAAGGATGAGGAGGTTGAATACATGGATAAGGATAAGGTTGAGTCCATCCTTACCAAGCAGGGAGTGACGCTTGAAAATAATGTAGGCTATGATCATGTCTATGTGGCAAACATGGTTAAGGCTGATTTCTATAAGTCTTCCATCGAGGACGAAGCTCACATGGCTTTGTTCGTGAAAGACATGGTTGATGATACCGACCAGAAGGATGGCTTCATCTTTAACAGATTCTATGCCGATTGCAACCATAATGGCATCGGCATTCCATGGGATGATATTTTATGATAAGTCAAGAGATATATCTAGAGAAGTATGATTGGAGGATTCTTGTGTTCTACGGTTTGAAAGCAGCAGATACCGATGAGGTATGCAACTCCCTTGTGCAGATAGGCTGCACAAAAAAGGCGGTCGAAAGCGCAAGGGAGCATTGCTTGCGTGGAATGCCTAACACAGGTCTCACCTACTCCAACCTTGCAGGTAGGAAGAGCGTGGTTGCTGTCAGTAGGACCACAACGGAATATGAGTTTGTGAATACTGTCACACACGAAATGTTCCATGTTGTTACTCATATCTGCGAATCACTAGGTATAGACTTGAAAGACGAAGAGCCTTGCTACATGATGGGATGGCTCTGCCAGGCAGTTAGTAGGATATTTATTTAAAACTTAAAAATATGACGGACATTAAATTAATGGTGGATGCTGCAAAGCAGCTTAACCAGACTTGGAACGAATGCAGCAAGAATGCTGAAGAAGAAAGTACACCCGAAGTGTATAACGCGATGTGTGAGGTTGATGAAGCAGTTATTAATCTCGTAGAAAAAATTAGCCTTTGCTTAAAGGAAAAAGCTATCGTGGAGATGTATGGTGTTTCTGAATTATCAAAAACACATAAAGCTATCATAAAGAGAAACGATGTATAGAACAATCTATATAAAATAAATTTACTAAGCTTCAATGATGTCACATAAACAACTGATTGACAATAAGTTGTAAAAATTACCATAGTTAACACCATTGAAGTTTAGTTAAGTTAATCAAAAGTTAAATATTTAATCTAAGCCTTTCTAAGCCCCTATTTTTTCTTCTTCATATATCTATACCAATTTTTCAAATTAGCCTAACAAGCTAAAAATCAACTATTTAGAACAAATCTAGATTATTCTGTAATTATTTTTTATGTTCAGAATGTAATCTATTACTTTCCTGTTTGCATTATCTATCTTTTGCTGATTGAAATTGATGTAAACCTGTGTCACTTTTGCACCTGTAGAGAAAGAATGTCCTAGGGCATGGCTTATCACATCAACGGGAATGTCGAGTTCGCTAGCTATTGTTGCCCAAGTATGACGAGCCCAGTAAGATGTTAGATTTCCGAAACCTTCAATGCTCTGTAATATCTTTCCCCATGACGCGGTAAACGTGTGGACAGTAGCGTATTGATCGAGAATGCAGAGCAGATGCTTTTTCCCTCTATATTTATCTATGATAGCTAATGCTTCGGGTTCAACCTTGATGCTATATAGCTTCTGCGTCTTTTGCCGTTTATAGTGTATATAGCCATCTTGCTCTATCTCTGTTAGGTTGCAAAGGTCAGCTACATTGATACCTATAAGAAACAAGGATAGCTTGAACATATCGACAGCCATAGTTTGCTTCTCGGTCCCATGGAAAGAAAATAATCGGTGTAATTCGTCAATAGTCAGAGAACGCTTAATTGTAGGCTCAGACTTAATCTTGAATACACGAAAAGGATAAGACATAGTTATCTCATTCGCCATGGCATCACGGAATACAGCTCTGATATTGCGAAAATGAATACTCCTTCCATTTACGGATGGAGAAGACGAAAGGAGAAATACATCAAAGCCACTAAGCCAATCCTTAGTAATATCCTCGAAAGCTTTAGTCTTTATCTTAGCATCATACTCAGCCATACGCTTTGCAGTTACTAGATAAATCTCCTTCGTTCTCTTAGCGGTGCGCGATTCTGCATAAGACAGGAAACGACTATAGAAGCTATTTGCGGTTGCGGCGGTTGGTTCCATGATTTCGACAACCTTGTTTTTTATTTGTGTAGCCGTTAATTTGGTTAGTTCACCTTTCTTCAATAATTCGAGGACAATGTTTGATACTGTACTTTTTTGGGTATCAATATAGCTCTGCAGGTTTGCTTTGTCTGGTCTATTCTTGATACGTTCCTTACTAGGGTCCCACTGAGTTGGAAGTATCTTCACTCCAAGATTGATGTATGCAGAAGAACCCTGTTTGTTAATACCGATTTTAAGAGGGGCTTCATCACCTCTCTTAGAACTACGTTTATCCAAGTATATGTGAATTGTTACTGCCATATCTCTTCTTTTTAATGTTGCG